CTTGTATGAACACATAATTAATTCTTACTGTCTTTTACCGGATGGTACAATTTATAAGAAAGTACAAGGAACTCCTAGCGGGGCGATTTGTACTACTAGTGACAATACTTTTTCAATGACACAGTTATTGATTGTTGGTATTCTACGATGTATTAAACCAGAAATGAAACAACATGTCACGCCATCTGTTTTATGTTCCTTAATAGGACTTAAAATTAATGGTGATGACAACCTCGTAGGGTTCAAAAGAGAACAGCTAGAAGATTTAATGATTGATGATTTTTTTGATAATCCAAAGCAATTTGTGGCAGCCATGTGTACTACAGGGCTCACTTATGAATGTAATGGGGATGAGGTTTGGAAAAAACCGTCTGAAATCAGCTTTTTATCATCAAGACCTGTTGATTGGAATGGAATGTGGGTATCAGAACCTGCAGACTGGGATCGCTTCTATACAAAATTAGTATGGGGACCAACGATGTCTCTACCAGATTTATTACGTAAAATATTACAAGATATGTATAGGGCCATTTTTAATGACGAAGTAGTCGATGTTTTGAAAAATTTAATTAAAACGATACTGAGTCGTCACCCAGGGTGGAGAGATAACGTAGAAGTTGTTGAAGCTTTGCGACTTAATTTAGACCGCGATTTAATTCGTGGTATGATTTTAGGCCGTCATTAAATTTTAAAACCGGCACGTTCAATTAATCAGCCGGTTTAAAAAATGAACGGACGCAAGATGCGAATCTCAACAGATGTTTTAAGTGCGATGGAAGCACGAAAACGACTCACACCAGATGGACGAAATTGGTTAACCCAATGTTTAGATCCATTCCATGATATAGATAGACCCTTAGGGGGATATCCCGATGCTGAAGGGAGCAAAACGCTTATCCAAGAGGTAAGCAAAACGGTACAAATTGTAGCGCCGGGTAATTTTACCTGGGATTGCCATATTGTATCTTTACCTGAATTAGTGCATCCAGACCCTGCCCATATTGGCACCAACGTTTTAAATTCCACTGGAATTTATAACCGCGGTAACAATTCTGAGCATCGTTTTAGTGATGATTATCAATATGCACCAATTCTCGTGAACTCTGTTCCCACTGGAGCACCAACATTTCCTAACGTCATAGTACCTGGATTTGTAGTGCCCACCCAACAATTCGTCACTTTTGATGAATTTTTAGTTGGAGCAACACGTGTTATTGCTGCAGGTTTTGAAGTGCATAATGTAACACCTGACCTTTATAAGTCGGGTACTTGCACTGTGTACCGTCAACCGCAAGCAACACAAATTTCGACAGGAGTCGAACAAATTGTTCG